ATGTCCGCGGTCCGGTCGACCTGCTGCGGCCCTACGAGGTACGTGACCGCTCCGGTGTCCCGGTCAACCTGCACCTTCACCTGATCCGGGTTCAACAAGACGATCTGCGTTGGATACCCGAGACCGTTCAGCGACGTCTTCAACCCGAACGCGTTCCCGCGCAGCAGCAGTGACACCATCAGCATGTGCATCCACTCTGACTGCGTCATGTTCGCTGTCGGGGACTGCACGATCGGCGGGTCCGTGATCCGCGACGCCACATCCGTCGCGCCCACCGGCTGCCGGTAAGTCTGCAACGGCTGCACCGACACCGCGTTCGCCAACAACTGCACGCACGCCCACACCGTCGGGACGACCAGCGCCGAGTCCGGCTGCGCAGCTACAGACGGCTGCCCCAACGGTGACGGTGCGCCCAGGAACGGCGGGATGGGCGGCTCGGGAGCCCACTGCCTAACCTCGCGTCGTCCTGCCAGCGCGCCCACGCAACGCCTCCACCCACAGGTCCGACAACAAATCGAAGAACGTCAACACCGCTACAGCGATAAGAGCCCACGGCAACCCGACGAGAAGGCAAACCCCAGCGAACGAGCAGCCGAGGATCACCACCCACTGCGGGGACTGCAGCACCGCCACGACGGTCACCGTCAGAAGATCTGCAAGTCGCCGGAGCCGTGCCGTGTCGTCCACCCCCACAGAGCGTTCGTCGCCGACACCAATGGGGTGATGTCACCGTTGGCTTTCCGGTCCCACAACCACCCGTCACCGACGATGCGCCGCTGCGCCGTTTTCAGTGCGACGTCGAGTTCGGGCTGAGCAAGATGCCGGAAAGTCCCATTCACGGCACCGTCGTGGAACTGGCCGCACGCCTGTTTCGCGTCTCCGGTCGTCATCTTCGTAACCTCGACGCCCGCATCCTCAAGCCCTGCGATCAGGGACCCTGCAGGCGAGTTCGGGTCGACCGGTACCGCGCAGACCCGGTGACGTTTCACGATGCCCGCGATCTCATCGACCGCCCACGCTGTACCCCCGTGGTGCATAACAACCTGCACCTGCGGCACACCATCCGGGCGCCCGCCAGCGACGGACACAGCCGACCAGGCACGGTCGAAATCCACTTCGACGCTCACTGACACCGGTCCCACCGGCCGCGGTGGCTGCCTAGCGGTTTCCGCTATCGCCTGCCACCGGTCCATCGGGATAGCCGCTTGGAGCCGGTCCTCGTCCCAGACCCCGAACCCTTCACGGAGCATCGACTCGGGGCCGAGCTGCTTCCGCATTCGCAGAATCGCTTCACGGGTCGTGTCGTGCGGGTACGACGGGTTGGCCTTGGCGACCTGTGCCCAATCGGCCTTGGTGAATTGCTGCGGCAGCGGGGTCGGGGTGAAGTTGTCATCGGCACCGAACTCAACCCAACCGGTGTCGCTGTCGTCACCCGAGAGCGCCTCGGAGCGCATCCGCTCGAAAACCTCGGATTTGTCCTCAGGCTTCGGCGGCGTGCCCATGAACAGCAGCAACGCGCCCGTCGGCTGTCGGGACTGGTTCGTCGCCGGAACCATGTCATCCAGCGCGGATTCGCCGAGGATCTGCGCCTCGTCGTAAACCAGAACGTCGACCTCGTCGAAACCACGGCCGAAACCACGCTCACGAGCACCGAACAGGATGCGTGACCCGTTGCGGAACCGGATCTCCTCCTCACCAGACCCCAGAACGACTTTCTCGACATGCGGCTTGATCTTGCTGCGCTTCGCGAACACTTGCAGCTTGCCGAACGTCTCCTCAGCTGTCCGCAGCCGGTGAGCCGTCCAAATAACCGTCAGACCAGGTCGCAGCAGACACAACGCGAAAATGATCGCCGCGACGAGGAATGTCTTACCGACCTGCCGCGGAATCGACAGTCCGGTTCCGCCGATCGTCGCCGCATACAGACCGTCAGCGCGTTTCGCAAGAATCAGCCGGCCGACATCCGGCTGCCACGGCCGGAACCGGATTCCGAGTTCCGCGCACTTCCCGCACACGGGCGGCCACCCGGTCGACGTAATCGCGGCCGGCGCGACAACATGCTTCGCGATGTCAGAGAGCCGAAGCGTCCCAGTCTTCGTCGGGGACGTCGGCACCTTCACGCGCCTCCTGAGCCAACTTCGCGTCGATAGCCTCGATGTCCCGATTTAGCTCTTGCAGCCGACGGGACAGCGCAGCCAAATCACGCGGCGGACAGTTCGGGTCCTCCACCGTTTTCGCAACGCGAGCCCGCAACGCGACCAGCAGATCCCGTTGATTACCCGAACTAGCCGCTTGCGTGATCGACACAGCCCTACGCTTCGGCGGCGACGGCGGGGACTCTCCCGGAGAAACCGCACGCAAGTTCGCACGCGCCACGCGACGGCCCTCCCCGTGGAAAAAATGTGACGGATAGAAAAGTTTTCATTGGCGGGTCGCGCATGCTTGGTTGGTCTAAGAAAATGGTCTCACGGTTACCAGGCTGGGAGTGTCCGGCGTCGTGGTGGTGACTGCTCGCGTTGCGCCTTGTTGCCTGCTCGTGCTGCTGCTTTGAGGTTGCAGGTGACGCATTCGGGGCCTCGGTAGATGCGGCGGTCGTGGTCGTCGTGGCCGAGGTGCCAGCGCATGCCGGGTCGTATCACGGTTCCGCATCGTCGCCAGCACTCGACGTGTTCGCCAGCGTTGATGCGTCGTTGCCATGATGCTCGGAGTTGGCGGTGTTCTCGGCTGGCGTACTGCTTGGCGCGGGCGCGGGCTGCTGGTGTGTTCTTGTTGATGGTGCGGAACCGGTGTGCGGGTTTGGGTTGACGTACTGCCATGGCGGCGTACCGTCCTGGTTGAGGTGGTTGGTGATGACCGAGATTCCAGCGTCAGGACCGCGTATCTGCGGCAAGTGTGGTCAGTTGCGCGATGACGACAATCCGACGTGGCATGTGACCGTGATGCCAACTCGTGACGTACCGGTCGCACTTGAACGCGACTACGACGAGTACCAGTGCGTCACTTGTCGACCACCCGTCAGCCCGGCCGAGTTCTTCGCGAGCGTGTGATGGCTAGCCGAGCGAAGCGTGTTCAGCGTCGGTCGTACCGGGTGCAGCGGACAGCTGGTGACATCGCGGCGTTGCAACGGTCGCCAAGTGCGTATGTGCGGCGTCGTGCTCGCAGAGTGATTACGCGGTCGCTGTTTCGCGGGCTCGGTCTCTAGTCGCGGCTGGTAGCTGCTAGTTCTCGGTGTACTCGTAGCGCTTCGTCACCAGCACGACGGAGGACGGATTCGAGGGCGTCGAGGTTAGGTTCCGTGTCGTCGGCGATTTCGACGGAGATCAGTTCGCCGATAGAAACGGTTACGTCCATCGGCACTGTCCCCTCTTCAGGCAGCGTGGGCTTCTGCGGTGTGTGGCGCGACGAACGTGACGGGGACGGTGCAGCGCAGGTCGGTGCAGGCTGTCGTTGTCCGGTGGCCGCAACGGTGGGTGGCGCGGTTGACGGGCTGGTCACGGAGGTGCGCGACGCTGGCGCTGGCGGCGGCGGCGGCCTGTTCGATGTCGGCGATTTCGCCGGGTGTGAGGGTGAGAAACGCTGGCCTTGGCGGCATCAGGCGTCGCTGACTTCGATGGTGACGAGGGCGCCACGGTTGTAGCAGTCGCTGGTGTTGACGTGGATGCCTCGGCAGGACTGACCGGGCTGAACATGCCGCACAGGTGTGCGTTGCGCCCCGTCGGCGATGACCATCCCCGGTGCTAGTTCAACACCTCGGATGACACGAAGTTCCGCCACAGTGACCGTCCCGGGACAGCGAAAAGCCCGGCAAGTCGATGACTTCCGGGCATGGGTTCAGTATTCGCGCACTCAGACAATGCAGAGTGAACTACACGTGTGGGATTAGGTCAAGTACCTGATAGGAGTTCGACGTCGTCTCGATTGAACAGAAAGACGCCTTCGCCGGTGGCGCCTACGGTCTTAACGGCGCGGAGCCTGCCGGAAGGGTGGTTCGCCAGTCCCACCAGAAACTCAACATCGACATTAAGCCGACGTGCCGCAGCCTTCTGGGTCAGGTAAGGCCACGGTGCTTGCCGTTTAATCGGCACGTGGTCGCCTGTGGAGTTGTCTGCGTGGCTGCGGCGGGACTTTCCCATCAGGCACTCCTTGGGGGCGTTCTGATTTTGGCTGACTAGCGTCACACACAGACCTGGCGCACGGTCACCTTCAACTGCCGTGCATCGGCTAGGTCAAGCACGGAGACTCCAAACACGTCTGCGAACACGAGAACCTCACGAAGGGTGAGGTCACTGCGTCGCCCGGTTTCGATGTTGGCGATCGTGTTCCGGGAGATATCGAGCCCGCGAGCTCGGCAGTGGGTAGCGAAATCTTCAGCGGAGTACCCGTGGGCGTTGCGCAACTCTCTAACTCGGGCGATCACACGTTCGACGCACTCGTCTGGTGTTTGCTTCCCAAGCAACCGCTTCATGCGCTTATCCGTTCCTTTGTTTGGCTGGCCTTGGCGATGACGTCGGGCCACCAGACGACAGTGACATGCTCATACACACGACAGGCGACCCGGACGAGACCGCGGTCACACCAGTTCCGGACACGTTGCACGGGTTGTCTCGCGGCGACAGCGGCAGCGCGGATCGGCACCCAGTCCCTCGACATGAGCACCCCAGCTTGCAAGGCGAGGAAATACGCTTCGTGGGTGTAGGTGCGGCGGCATTGCCGGCACTTCCAGTCTTCCGTCAGCCCGTGCGCATCGTAGGGGCGTTCCAACTGTCCGCCGCAGTCGAAGCAACGCACCGGCGCTCGCAGCGGGTCGTCGGCGACACCGGCCACGTGCTGCAACCGGACACGTAGTTGCCGTATCTCGCGGGTGTAGTCGTCGAATCCGGGGTGGGTGCGCGCGGCTGTCGGCAGCCACATGGTCAGGTAACCGATGCAGCCGGTGACTGTCGCGATGTCCACGGCCGGGGGGTGGCCGAACGTGTGACGCCAGTCCCGTTCGTTCGCTTCCAGGACGGCGATGACCGGTGTCGGGTCGGTGAGCCAGTCGTCAGGGCCACCACCTTCGACGCTGCCGTCAGCGAGCATCACCAGCGCGTCACCGCCAGGTAGCCGCGCCTGGTGGTACCCGGACGATTCGACGACGGTGGGGAGAGTCGCGTACGCGTCGGCGATGTCCGTGAGGTCTTGCCGGGCTCGAGTGACACAGCGGGTGCAGGTTTGCTGCTCGTCGTTGGCGAGGCTGTGAGCGCACACGATGCACAGCTTGTGACCGGTGTCGCGGGCATGGTCAGCGAGCTCGTCTTGAACGCCTTCGAAGCCACATCGGGTTTTCCCGTCTGTGATGTGACGGCAACGGAACAGTCGAGGTATCTCACCGCTCACTGCTGAAGTTCTCCGTTCCACAACGTCAACTCGTAGCAAGTCGCTGTGGTGTCGTCGTCGCCGTGGCAGTAGCGGAGGTCGCCGATGGTCGCGAATCCCTCCGCCGGAGATTTACCGCACCGCGCACAAGGAAGCGCCATCACACGCTCAAACTCAGCCTCAGCTTCCTCGTCGCTGATTTCGTCCATCACACGCTCAAACTCAGCCTCAGCTTCCTCGTCGCTGATTTCGTCCATCACCCGGGTTCTCCGTCCTGTCGTGG